TTCAAATGAAAGGTAGTGGACAATATCTTTGTGGAAATGCCTGTGATGAAAGTGATGAAGATGAAGACGATAGTGAATAATAAATTCTTGCTTCTTGATAAATAATTTGGTCTGTCTTTATCATTTATCGCATTATAAGCAATCGTAAAGATATTTGTAGCACCATTAACATCTCTATTCAAAATAAAATTGAAATAAATAAATTGAAATAAATAAATAAAAAAGAATGGAAGGATGTATTTATGGGTTTATATATTGCATAATATTTCCAAATGGAAAAAAATACATAGGACAAACAACTAAAAAAATAGAAGACAGAATTAAGGAACATATATGTATAAGCAAAACAGACGCACAATATTTATTATCAAAAGCAATAAGAAAATATGGCGAAAACACGATTGTCTATGAAGCAATTGATATAGCACACGATAGATATGAATTAAATATGTTAGAAATAGAATATATATTATTCTACAATACGCATTATTTGAAAGGAAATGGATATAATATGACTGACGGAGGTGAAGGTGTTGTTGGATATAGACACACAGAAGAAAGTAAAATAATAATGTCAGAAAAATCAAAATTATATTTTAGTGATGGTTCAATTCGCATTGCTAAATCAATAGAGGTAACAAAATATTTTGAAAATCCAGAAAATAAATTACGACTAAGCAATCAAATAAAATCATATTATATAAATAATCCAGAAGCAAAGGAAAATATATCAATACGAATGACAGAATATTTTTCAAATCCAGAAAATAGATTAAAACAATCAAAAAAACGACAAGAATATTTTGAAAAAAATCCAGAAGCAAGACAATTAGTTTCAAATAATAGTAAAAAATATTATTCAAATCCTGAAAATAGAGAAATGATGTCAAATATAAAAAAAGAATTTTATAAAAATAATCCAGACATAGCAAAAGAACATAGTGAAAGAATGAAGGAAAAACATAAAAATAACCCAGAAATAGCAAAAAAACAGAGTGAAAGAATGAAGGCTTATTATTCTAACCCAGATATAAAATTAAAATTAGAAGAACAAAAAATAAAAACATTACATAGAAAGGTAATGAAACAATTGTTAAACAGAAAAACAAGAAAAACAGAATTACAAAAAAAGATTAGAGGACAGCCAAAACCTTTTAATGTTTATTATGAAGAAAATTTAATAGGCAGATTTGATTATGTGCCTTTCGCAATAGATTATTTACAAAAAAACAGAAATACAACTATTAGCGGAGGATCTATTAGAAGAGTGTTATATGGAAAAAGAAATCATACTCACGGATATAAATTTAAATATATTTCATAATAAATAAAACATATATTTCTGTGTTCTAATATGATTACCTTCTTCTGTGAAATGATGATCTAAACTTACCATATTATATTTAATTTTTATTATCAAATTATTTGTTATTGAAAATATCAACCGAGTTGACTAAATTCAGTTTTATCATTGATTTTTCAAATTCGTTTTCCTTTTCCATATTAGCAAAAAGGTATTCTGTGCTTGGTTTGATTTCATTTTTCTTTACTTGTTTGTATAGAATATTGATTTGTTTCATAACAGTCGTAATAGTGTTTTTATTTGGCATTAATTCAATATTATTTGGCACGTGTTCGACTATAATTGCCACCGCAAAATATAATAAATATCGTCGTTTTTTACACATAGCGGTAGTGTATTTAATACAAAACAGATTATATATTGATGTGATTAATTGTTCTATAAATGGGTTCTGTTTTAATATTGCGTAATAAAATAGTGCGTCCCATACAATCCAGATTATATCTTTATTATATTTATTGTCTACGGGGGTTTTGCCACGTGTTTGACATTTACATTCTTGTTTTCGCTTTTTACATATAGCGTCAAACTCAATAATCCATTCTATCCAGTAACATGCCTCTACGGTATTTGTATGCAATGGGGATAAATGATAAGACAATTCGTTTATCGAAACGAACAATTCTTTTGGGTCGTCCCCACGTAGAATCTCACTTGCATATGTAACATCATCTGCTTTCAATCGGTCTTTCATTTGTGTCATATCGAATTCTTCTTCGCGTTTAATTTTTATATGTTCGAATGTGTGTTTTCTTGGTGAAATAGATAAAGTGCTGACAATCTCCGCAAACATTTGTCTGATGGTGGGGTGATTTCGCAATTGCGTTTCATCTGTAAAATTAGCAGTCTCCATAATACTGCGGAACATCTCGAATCGTCTTTCTAAATAAATAACAATTTTCGGATTCCCAATATGAATATGCTTGCCGACATATTGAAGAAAAATATCCCATAGATCTGCAAAGTGACCGGCGCATATAAGTTCGATAGACCAATAACACGCTGGTTCTACTTTGGAATGTAACATGCTGTCTATTAGATTTTTTCTTACAGTGTTTTTTTTATAATTCGAGAACGTTGTTCCCCGAAATTCTGAAGACCGTCTTAAATCTTTAATTTCACTATTATCATCGACAGAAGGCAAATCGTCTTCCATTCAAAAAAAAAGTTTGTTAGTTATAACAAAAAACTATTTTATTTTCGCATATATTACACATTATTCGGTTATGATACGCGGAACGACATTAATTGTTTGTAGTTCTTGTGATAATAATTTGAATGCGTATGGCACATTAACAAGCGAGAAGTCCGACCGATTTTCACTGGTTTTACACAAATGGATTGTAAAGTCGGCACGTTCATATTGTCTATTTTTATTTCCGTCATTATAAGACGCAATCATTCCACACTTATTACACACGTGAACGCTATACTTGTCTGAAACATCATACAATCGTTCTTTACAAAACTGTGTCATACCGTGTGCTAACATAACATCTCGTTCCATCTCACCTATTCTAAATCCACCATCACGACTTCTACCTTCCGCTGGTTGACGCGTTAGATTTACCATTGGACCAATTGAACGACTATGTTGCTTGTCTGATACCATATGCTTTAATCTTTGGTAAAATACTGGACCAAGGAACACACTTGTTTCGAGTTGTTCTCCAGTCAATCCATTATACAATATCTCATTGCCGTGACTTTCATAACCATATTTCTGTAACTCCTTCGAAATGGTAGAAATATCCAAATTGCCAAAACTGGTTCCATCACCAAACAAACCAAGTTCGAGTAAGACCTTACCCAATAAGGTTTCTTTTAATTGTGCGATTGTCATACGAGATGGAATTGCGTGTGGATTAATAATAATATCTGGACGCATACCATCGCGTGTAAATGGCATGTCACACTCTGGAATAATATTACCAACAGTACCCTTTTGTCCGTGTCTTGAACTAAACTTATCACCCAATACTGGCTTTCTAAGAGTTCTTATACGCACTTTCGCAAAATTATAACCGTCGCCATTTCGCCCAGTATAATTTTTATCGATATAGCATTCTTCTGTTGTGCGGAAACGCTTACTTTGGTCTTCATATTTGATTAGTTTGGTAGGATCATTTCGGTTTTCCTTGATGGGTACTGTCTTGGCAATAATTACATCGCGATTTTCTACTAATGTATTTTCGGGCATAAATCCGTCTTCGCGCAATTTTTCGTAATTACCAAATTTAACCCCCTTTGTAGTAGCAGGGTCCGGTTTACAACGTATGATTTCATCACGGATAATGTTTTTATCTTCATCTTTTTCAGTATGGTATATAGTTGCAAGAAATAGTCCACGGTCAAGTGCGGCCTGATTAATTAATACACTATCTTCCTGATTATATCCGGTATGTGTCATAATCGCAACGTGAATTTGTGTTCCAGATGGTATTTGGTTGAGGTGGATAAAATTCATTAATCGGGTATCAACCAATGGTCGCGACGGATAATTCAATACATACGCGGTTTTATCCATTCGTTGGTCGAAATTTGTAGCATATACACCCATTGCTTGTTTTCCCATCGCACATTGATATGTATTTCTTGGAGCCTGATTGTGTTCTGGGAATGGAACACAAGAAGCGAGAACGCCGAATATGGTGCTCGGGTGAATCTCACAGTGCGTATAATTGTAATTTTTTGTCAAATCTTTATGCAAATAGTCGTTTTTAGCCTTCATCGCAATCATCGCACAAGATTGCTCTTCCGGGTCAATATATTCAATCACAGATTCGTCGATTTTACAATTGGTGAGCAAATCGTTCCACGACAATTCCTTTTTGACTAATTTATTAATAATCTCTTTTGTAATTAACACCTTGTTGTCGCGGACACGGAATATAGGACGAGTTAATCTTCCACCATCATTACATATGCGAATTTCCATATCCTTGATATTAAATATGATAGAAGTATAAATATTAATAATACCTTTTGATTTTTTGTCTTTTAGATTGTCATATAGGTTAGATGGGTCCTCCGATATACCAATAAATGAACCGTTTATAAAGACCTTTGTTTTGTTATTTAATTGTAATGGGGTTGCGTTGCATACAGATAGTATATGTGGTTCTACACAATCATACAAGGAAGAACTATTTGTTGGTATAGTAATATGCGCCATATAACTAATATTTTTTACAACACCAATAGACTGACCTTCCGGTGTTTCCGCAGGACAAAGAAATCCCCAGGTTGTATTATGCAGTTTTCTAGGAGCAATCAACTCGCCACTTTTTTCAAGTGGAGTATTAATTCTACGCAAGTGACTTAGTGCCGAAACGTGCGTGAGGCGACTTAATACTTGTGCTACACCGACCTTGCTACTATTGGATTGTTTGATACTAAAATCACCAGTTGATAGGGCACGATTAAGTCCATTTTCAATCGTCGTAGATTTCATAATTTTATATATGTTTGTAGTGTTTATAATGTTTTCATAATCTTCCATCGAACGCCACGACCCAGTATTGATTTCACGAACAACCTGTTTTTGGGTTTCTTTTATTAATTTATTGAAATAATTACGAAACAGGTTATTCAGTAACGTTCCAGTTAACTCAATGCGCTTGTTTGTATAAGAATCGCGGTCATCTGGTGGTATATGACCGAATGATGCCAGCATCAAACGTTTCGCCATATAACCTAGTAAATACATTTTACTTTCTTTTGTTCTGCAGTGTGGGAATAAATCATTATCCAATACGTCCTTTGCGAACTTTCTTTTATTTATAGCACCGGTTTCCTTGTCAATATTTATAGGAGTATATGAAGCATATGATGTAATGTGAGATAACGCATCTTCCTGTGTCATATAATCTTTCGCATCAACCACAGATGCTTGAAGGAAGTTCAATATCTTTGTATGTTGATTGTCATTTATATCTAATACTACATGATTGCAAATGTCCTTATCTGTTAGTATACCGCAAGCACGAAACACTACAAATAATTCGATAGGTTGTTTTATACGAGGAATATTTACATAAATACCGTTTCCAAATCCGTTATTTTTTGTTGAAATCATCATTTCGATTTGTTTGGGGGAAATACATTTATGGTCGGGAACAGACTTGATTTCAGCATACCAACTCCACTTTGTGGTATTCTTTCCATCAAAACAATAGATACGATTTTCGGCCGCGCGTTCTTGACCCAATACGGTTTTTTCCGAACCTTTGATTATAAAATATCCGCCACCATCCATTTTACACTCCCCCGTATGTTCTGGATTAAGTACTTGATTCGGTTGGTTCAATACACAAATCGAAGACTTTAACATAATCGGTATTTTGCCAATATTGATTTTAGGAATCATTTTTTCAATGATGCGTGGATTATCCATACCATCTGTATTACGAATGATATACTTTATTTTTAAATCGGTCGTCATCATAGATGCGTAGGTAAAGTTACGCAGTTTTACTTCCTGTGGCATCATCGTTTTGGTAGCACCATTATTTTCGTGGATTTGTGGAGGATACATTTTTATATTTACAAATTCCAATACAACTTCCAAGAAATACTTACCTTTTTCTTCAACGTAATCGTTTTCAGAATGAATTACAACCGGATTAAACATATCAATTGTCCGTTGGACTTGATAGTTAATGAAATAATTGTATGATTCGATTTGGTGTCTTACCAACCGTTCAAGATATTTTCCTTCAAAATACGATTCGATAATTGAATATGGTTCTTCGATATAATCACCGAGATGATCTAATAACTGATGTTCTTTTTCATCCATAGTTTTTTGCAGTTCACTTGTGATTGCTTCTTCTACTTCGGTTAATTTTGATGATATCTTTGACGACATTTT